GCTTGCATATATTCTAATTAAAAATACCAATTAATATTCGAATTATTATTTAGAACTAACTACAAACCGCGCAAAATATGCGGAGTGTCATTTTTACCAGAAACAACAACAAGCTAGTAACGGTTGGAACACCATTGAAAACCCGATAGGCGGGGAAAAATATATGGTGGTCCAATCGTAGGACACTAATTTCTAGCTTGCTTCACCTTGGCGTTATTTTTAAATAACGTCAGGTGCGCCTATGGGGTGGGAGCATTTACCAAACGAATTGGCAAAGTTCCCTGAAGAAGTCCACAAGAGAAATCCTCCGCTGTAGCACGGTAGATGTCAATTGTTTCGTCTTCCAAAATTTTATCGCAGAACCAAGTAAAGCGAGTATTCGTGAAGAATTGTTGCTGCTTGGTATCTGTGGTCGTAAACTTCAAAGGTTTACTTGGTACTGGGCATATGGGGAAGTCATTATAGAAAGGAACTTCTATCTCAAAAATCCCATCACGTTGAGGGTTATTTATAACCATCGCAGTTCCGGGCTCAATTCGAGTTATAGTATCCTGACTTGATACAATGCTCCCCTGGTAAGGTCCCGTGATATCAGGGAACTGAAATGCACTCCCAGTTAACATCGCACGCTCTGATTGCAGTGTGGTGTTATTGTGCATTATTTTGACTCGCATCCCTCCTCGCATGTACCCGAACAACGGCAAGAAGTACGAGATCGTGTCCACGACGGTGGGGATATCAGTCGTAGTAGACGAGATATTATAAAGAGCCCAAGGATGGAAACGCATATAATTAAGATTGGGTGTAACAGTAACCGGTATGCGCGCGTTAAGATTGAATCTCTTGAACAATTGTCTGAGGGACACGATTCGTTCTCCAACTGTCTCGAGGGATATGGATTCCGACGTTCGGGGTACGCGAAACCAAGGATCAGCATCATCCTGACCAGATTTTGCTTGGTCTTGCTGAGTTGGTTCCCACATCTGAGCCGTTGTTTCGCGATATTGGCGAACACTCATAGTCATCTTTGGTTCCTTTGTCGGAGGGGGTGGTACTCCACTATCTACAGTAACAGGAGAACCAAAACAGTACTCAGGACAGGCAAATTCCATACCATCTCCAGCGTATTTTTCAACTATGACACCAACAGTAGTTGACGCCAACGTGTTAGTAACGCGGAGAGGATCTAAGATTAATACCTGTAGAGTACCAGTGCAGGGTGGATTTAAAGATGGTGCACCACCCTGCGTTGGGCTGTTACGGACCCAACCTGCATTCATAACATAGGGCACCTCAAAAGTGAACTCGGACTTATCCTGTAAATCAATAATTTGAGAGTAGCACATGTTTGGATCATACACCGATGTTGTCGCACCGATAGTAGATTGCCAAACAACGGCCACCCGAATTCTACCAGACTGAAACTTCTCAGTCTTTACAAATTTAAAGTCATATTTTATTGGTCCTCGCCACTTCTGAAACGTCCTAGCCACATAAGCCAAATGAGTGAACACGTAATGGTTCGCGTATCCAGTCAAAGGCTTCATCTCACCTATGGGACTAATCCTAGTCGAATAAATGACAGTACCAGCTGTCTGAGCTTCCGTAATTTCAAAGAAATCATAATAATTTGGAGTTCGAATAATATGCTGGATTGTCATTTCATCAACCTCAGTCCCATACAACTGTTTCTGACCCACCGAATTTGTCGCATCCATAGCCAACTTCTTACTCATATCAATCCCGTTAAAATTTGCAAAATATTTCGCAGATGTTATCTGAACGGGAGTGATTGCAGCCTCTGTTGTGGGCTTGCTGAAACCGAATGCCGCCGCAACCCCTCCAACAAAAGAGGCCGCAGCAGCAACCGGAGCAGCAAAAGGCTCCAAAATTGGCACACCAGCAGCAGCCATGGCAATATCTCCAACCGCCCTAGCTGCCGACGATATGGGTCCTGTAGACGCAACAACTCGCTCTGCCTTCATATCCACCTGCGCAACGGTTTCACGCGCACAAACTGGCCCATCTGCTCCTCCAAACGCACCAATAGAAGCAGGTATTTTACAGTCAAAGAGTTCGGCATCCTCTCCGAATGCATTAATGTTCACACCTGTTGGAATGTGAACCTTCGCATTCTCGAGATGACCCCAAACACTGTAACCCAATGCAGTAGTTCCTCCAGCAAGCTGACCATAGACAACGATATTAATTCTGCCCAGGGAAAATTGTGGATTTATCAAATTTATTTGTGACTGTGGTAAAACTAATGGAATTCGCAATTCCATCGCCTTCTGAGTGGAAATATCCATCTTGACATTTGGAAACCCACTCATACATGTAAGACTCTTCAACTGAAGAGAATTCCCTTGATAGTTCTTATAATAGGGGAAATCCCACATAATCAACCAACCCTGTTGAAAAGGTTGGGGATTCACAGTCACACGAATAACGAACTCGCCCTCAACAAAGGTGAGCCCATTCAATTTTTCTCGAATCGGAGCCAACTGCATCCACGCATCTGGTAAGTGAAAACTACGTATACTAGTCCCTGGAGTCTGAGCTTGAGTCCAGGAGCCAGTATACATCAACATGGGCCGCTTCAACCAACTAACAATTGAGTGCTGATGCATTTCAGTTGCGGTTAAACCAAGCTCCCTTGGCATCTCCTTGGGAAAGGCATAGCCAGCACTAGCTACACCTCCCTGATCCTGAAATGTAACAATCTCTCGCTCAGTAGCAGAAGAATTCTGCTCTGAGAATACACCTGTCGTATTTTCTGACTCGTTACTCATTTTAGTTGTACTTTCATGGGGGGTTTGGTTGTACTCAACCATCGAGATACTTTAAAGCAGGAGCTAAGTTAGTATCAGACTCTAATGGAATATAGGGCCCGGGAGTTGTCGAAACACTTGACTGAGCTAACTATTTATCCAAGTAAAATAACATTATATGAAGATGAACCATCTGGGGACTCAATGAGAGTGAGTCTAACACTCTAATCCTCCCAAAGCTTCCAGATGGAATAAATGAATATTTTTGTTATTTTTGAAGTCGTGTAACACGAATAGCTTCACACTACACGGGATAGTTTAACCTCCGCACCGTAGCAGAGAATTGCTCTTCAACCTCTTTACAGACATCAGAACCCGCTTCACCCAGTACTGGCCATTGTTTCCGCTGACCGGCGTAATGAGCACTTACAAATCTACTGAATCCTTTCGAACCAAGCGCCAACCTGCAAGCACCACAGCAAAACTGGATAATTAAGCATTCCTATTCTAGATCCAAGGCATCAAGCAATACTTGCTCCCATCCATTCTTTGATAAGTATAATACGTCTCAAATTTTGGTCTAAAACGACGGAGGAGCCGCGCCGCTTTCTGAAAATCCTTCATATGTTCATCAAACGTGTCCTCATCATACTGCGCCAACTCATAAGCAGCCATCTCCATAATTGTCGAACACAAAGAATGATGATCATCCTTACCACGAACCCACTGTGACATCTCCAACACTATTGGCAGCGAAAGAGGAGCTCTCCACTTCATCAAATCCGAATCGAAGACAAAAGATCTCTTCAAAAATTTTATTTCCTCCAACGAACGGAAAAGAGGCGTAACATCATTCTTCATCTCATCAGTATACGTAAAACCAATCTTTGCGAAAGCAGCCATAACCGTATGCATATTAAAAAGGTGTGCAACCTCATCAGCAACGCCAACCCAATTGTCGTCACCAAAATTTCCAGTATCAACAAATTCATGGAACCTCTTTAGACCCTCATAAGGAGTGCCTAACATTATCAATAACCAAACATAACGAATCAAAAGCGAATTGATGATTGAATTAATTATGACCGTCAATGGGTTACCACTAGGCTGAGAGTGGTTCCAACCATACACAGTATCAAACAACAAATGATTTGAGTGTGCAATTTCACAAAACAGAACATAACAAATTAATCTCTCCTCAGGTGTCAAATCAAGAAGTGAAGTTAAAATATCACACACGGCCCAAAGCAATTCACCAAGGAGACAACCATCATAATTACCAAAATCACCAGCAAAAACCTTACCACCTTTCTTCTTAATTCTCCGGGCTATACGATCCCAGTCCTGCGAATACGGATTAGTCCCAACACACGTCTCAAAATCAATTCGATTCTCCATTAAATGAGCGACAACAGGAAGAAAATACTGTCTAACCGCAATATTAAACGTCATCTCACCAACGGAAAACAACCTCGTCTTACCAAGTTTAACTCTCTCAAGATCTCGCAATTCATCCTTAAGCGTGTCAACCCAAATTGTCGGCATACGAACACCCTTCTTTGCCAAACTAATTCGCTCATCAAATCGCTTCAAAACCGCAGGATCATCCAAAATCCAATCATCACCCTTTCCGAGCCATTGTTCTTTTCCTGCTCCACACTCACGCATATGAATCCACGGATAACCTGGTGAACTCTTACGTGATATACCCTTAATGTGCGGGTGTCCTTCAATCCCCCTGATAGCCTGTTCAAATGTCAAGGGACGAGTTATCCTAAGAGGAACTGAATTATACATTGCTCTCACGTCCAATACACATTGATCTAAAATATGTGGATCTATTAAAGACGGTGCAACATCAGCCTTCTTCAACGCCTTCAACATTGGATCAACTCGCTCACCATCACTACTCGTAAAAGCCCTCAACACGGCTGGTGCCCTATGGTATGGAATTATAGAGGCACCAATTGGAGATTTGTAGATTTGGGATTTTCCTGGACTAAAAACTGGATCAGAGATCTTTCCAATTGGTGTAAAATTATTTCCAATTGTAGCCAATGTCAACGTATACACATTCTCACGATCCTCAACAGCACTATACTGAGCTACCGTCGGTAAAATTTCAAAATCAGCATTGGAAATAACCGTATCAACCGTCACACCTTGCTTAATTAAAGCCTGCAGCATACCCTCCAACATCGCCTGACTAACGGGGGCCGCATTTCCCTGATACTGTAAATTCTGTTGGCCCGAACAATGAATGCCCAAAATCTTCCTCAGATGCTGCGGACACATAGATATCAGCAAATATCCACACTCACCTGGCAAAGTCTCCAAATTATACTCATAATGATCACGAATCAGCACAGATCCTCTTGGTTCTTTCAATGACGATGACATATCCAGAATTTCATCGGAAGCAACAACATCCTTAGTCGTATAGATGCGAGCAATAACCTTCTCTCCAGGTACCAAACCAATGAGGGAAGCCTTCCCAACTTCTGAGAACCGTGAAATATCACCGACGACAGGAAAGTGACAACGAATATCCGGATGTTGGCGGATATTTCGAGGAAATGCCAAAAGACACACATCACGATAAGCATACTTCTCGTCAGTCATATCATAATGCACATACTGCAAGTCCTCCGTGGAAAAAACAATTCCATCCATACAACTCGGATTTCTCAACCTAATATATTCATAATCACGAATAAGAAACAGCAAATGCTTATTAGCAAGTGCTATCCTTCCAAGCACAAAGCACAAGTTTGTGACATGTCTCCACTCACCTTTAGAATTTTGAACTTCAACCTTGTAAATGCTAGAATACAACAATTTTCCATACAAATTCACGGCATTCTCATCCATACACGCCATAGCTGTAGTTTGGCGTAACTGTTCTTTAAAACCCTCAATGGCTGTATCTTTATTCTTGAATTTACGAACAACTCCCGTTGACAATTCACATTGCGACTCTTTCGGCTGCACATCTCTCTCTTTTACAAAGTAATTTTTGATGGAAGTGAAATACTCACCCTCAACCTGCTTACTTGTATCGTCAACTTGCACCGGCGTCTTGACAAAGATGTTCTGGATCTTAGTCAGAATACCTTCACCTTCAACATCCTTTGCCTCCCGTTCTTTAACAACCTGGTCGCGCTGCTCTAGCACGTATATCGAATCAAACCAGTTCGTATCCGTTATATCAGCGCCACTGACACGTTTTTCTGTGCCAGCCATCAACGGATCGGGATTGAGGAACGTCAAAACCGGTGCAACCCATCGCTCCTGCATTGTGCCTCGAGCAACTCCCACAGCTGGTCGCTCACCCACATTCGATTCACGCATTGCAACCGCTCTTACCGCAGGCCTCTCACCAACATTCGACTCTGCAAAACGCAAGGGATCCGGCACCTTCGCAACCTCACACGACACATCAACAGGCTTCTCGACATTTCGATTCAAAAACTTCCGAATCATATAAACGATGTATATGATGAATTTCAAAAAGAAAAGAGAAGCCATGATCGTTAGGAACATAGAAACAGCTCCAACAACCATCTTGGCAATATCGATCTTAACTCCTCCCTTCGACAAGAACATATCACCTATAGAAGGGGGGGTTGCCAGCAACGTCGTAACAAATGGATTCTCACCCAATGCGTACGTGAACCTCGATAAAGCATTTTCCATCCTACTCTTACATCGCCTGAAGCAAGGAATGGGATATCGTTTATCCTTGCCCATAAGGTGTACAAAAACCCTCGTAAACACATCTCGTCCATCACGCGTATTCGCATAACTCACATATGCGTCAGCAACAATCTTCGAATATATTGCACGAAAACCTTGATCTCGCTGTACTGAGAAACAAGGTGTTCCAGCCAACGGCCCAATAATCTCATATTCCCTCATCGTGGGAGTGGGCAAAGCACCAATATCTATATAAGGTATCGGTACATCATCATCATAATTCCGTACATCAATGTGTTTACGACCAGCCTCATACTGATGACCAAAGAACTTCGACAGGCGAGAAAGAAACATGAAAGGCATCAAAAAACTCAAAAATTGATCAAAGAAAACACGCAACTTATTGCGTGGAGCAACAGACGCTCTAATAGCCTCCATTGTGTTCTCAGAATTACCTGGAATATAATACATAAACTTATTTTCTGAATCTGAACCAAATTCCTGCTTCTCGAAATTATCCTGCTCCAAAACGTCAAAAATCCTCACGCCATCAACTCGCTCCTTCTTCTTACATTTGCCCGGACCATTCTCGAAGAGGAAGTCCAACTCCTTCGCCTCCTTATACAAGCGCTCGACGGCCTCAGCACGCTCCTCTTCTGAAATCTCGTGCTCAGCAGCCGCAAGAGGAATCACATTATTAATACCACGCATGGTCTCATCAATCTCTGCTCGCTTAGCACTCTGGAAAGCTCGACTCAATTCATCAATTTCCAGATCTCTAGGTGTCTTAATAGATCTACGAGCAACCAAAGCCTCATCCTCCTTACGCCTAATTTCCGCAAGTTGGAATTCCTCAAGAATTTCTCTACGCTCCAACTCCGTCATCAAATCCGGCAATGCATCTATCAATCTACCATCTTGAATCTTATTATAAAAGGCCAACTCTCCAGCAGTCATCTCAACATGCTCATCATTACTTGACCTCGCATCCTGATAATACCTCTGCAAGTCTGGGACAATAGCGCCCATAGGAACTTCGGTGATTTCCTCTTCTGAGGCATCTATGAATGGTATCTCATCATCATCCTCACACAGCGGATCCTTCACTTGCTCTTCAGTCTCATCACCTTCACTCTTCGATTGCGCCAACGTATCAATTGGCCGCGCCATGTACTCCTCAACTCGCTGCAAGATCTTAGTATTCACATTAACCTTCTTCGCGTCCATCTGGAGAGCCACCGACATAAACTGATCATATGTTAAAAGCTCCTCACCATCAAATTTCAGGAAAAGCGTCGGTGGATTAGCAGTATGATTTGGAGCAATAATCCTAAACCGATAAGGTGCAGTAATCGGCTTACCCTCACACTTATCTGGATCAACACGATACACCTTCTTTCCATCCTCCTCAACAAGCATCCCACAATCTGGATCAACGGTAACAACTGCACGCAAATTAAATCTCCTTTTAACAGCCGCAGGATATGACAAAGAGGGCATTACATAATCGGCGAGATTTGATGTTAGGATTATAACCTCAGCTGTAAAATAAGAATTGCCCTTAGATGGAATATCAGCCATATCAACCTGGAATGGTGCAGTATTACCACTGTGAATCATCTCCAAAAATTCCTCGTTGGGCTTACCAAGCGTGTCGTTTATTGCACCAAAATCATCATAAACAACAAGCTTATGCTGTGATGTAAACCCAGTCCAATATTTCATTCCAGCCTTTCGATAATAAACAAGGCCATTCATTGTCTTGAATTCATAATGACCACGCCGACGCAGCAAATCAGCAGCAACCAGATTCGTCAACAATGATTTACCACTGCCAGAATTACCAATAAGATGTATAATTAACGGTTCATTTCTGGCCTTCATATACCCCGCACCAGATGCATGCGCCTTCTCTGCAATCTTTGCAGCCGCAAACAAATGCATCCTAAACGACTCCTGCTTTACCATGGGATAACGTAAAGCATCAAACTGCTGAGCGATCTTAAGCCCTCGCTGATACAACAAATCAGCCTTCAACATCGTCGCCTCGTCATCACGAATACGTTGAGCAGATTCAAGTGTTATTAAATCCTGAACCTCTTTCATCCAATCTGTAACACCACTCATAGTATCAAATTCCTCATCGGTATAACCAAACACGTTCTTCTTCACCGATTGGATAACTGTACCAGTAACCTTTTCACCAAATTGCTGTATTTCCACTGCACTCTTACATGTTGCAGGTAAGTTCTTAATACGCAACATCATCTCGTCAATCGTATGTTTACCAGGTAATTTACCCATTATAAAACCTGTTATAACGGCAAATGCCACACCGCCAAGATGAACAATGGCTCCGAGTATGTCGAAATTCTTCACATACTCCATTACATCGGTGTTGTTGTCTGTATTTACATCGGCACTTTGGGCAACGGTAAATTGCTTTGTCCTCTTGGCGCAAGACACTAAAAAATTAAATGTCTTTGTAAAAAGCGCCTGTAATACATGTGCAGCTTTGCGAACCAAACCCAAATGATGTGCTAGGGTAAAGCAGCAAGCCGCAACAGTGACAGTATCCTCAAGATTACGAAAAGCAACCATAACGATACCGGCCATAGAAGCAATATTAACCATAATATCGTCTCTACCTGGGAACATTGATTGTACTTGTTCCAATACTGGTGTGAGCACATCGACTTTGAGAGCCGGTATGCTAAACTGGGGGGTCGTTTTGGAAAAAACTGGCATATTGAAAATGAATAGATTTCGATCAATAAAAACGCAATAAATACTTTAAAATTGTTCATATAACACTTTATAAACGATCGATGAGGTTAATTCTTTTGGTTGTACTTTTCATATTTAGGTTGGTTATTCTTAACCGACGAGATACTTTAATGTTAGTATCAGACCCTTACAAAACAATGCGCCAAGGAGTTACCAATAAGGCACTTGACCGAGCAACATCGTAATGAGTAATGAAACAAAGGGTGATAATGAATTCTATGTGTTAAAATATGCGCTCCAACGCTAATTTAAGAAGGAAGCCACGAAACCAGTTTAAATTCAATAGATCAAACACTCTCTTCAAAGAGCTGGTAACGATTTTTTACGCACTAACATAGAAAACTAAATGATGACTAGCACTCGTTTTTATTTTGTTTTATATTTTTGTAGTATATTGACTTAGACCATCAGCAAAATGTTGGGTCGATGAATAAATAAATAAAATAGCTACAATCTAGAAAAATGACTATAAAATAATATAAATATTTGTAATATTTGTTTCTTTAATAGTGACTTAGAAATATAAAACGGTTAAATAGAACTAATGAGTAAGCTCAAATATGCAGAGCCTTGACCGGACGGCTATCGAAGTCCGTACGATGGGATGTAACAAAGAGTTCCTCAAAAATACTAAATATACAATGACCAACCATTTATGGTCAAGGTCAAAACGTGTATGCAGGGGATGAACCCTGC